TATGATGGTTGACAGACCTTTTGTTAGCTATCAACACGACATCGTCCCAAACAAGTTTTGGGGGAGAGGGGTTTGTGAGAAGGGATATAACCCGCAAAAAGCATTAGATGCAGAGATGAGAGCTAGAATTGACTCTTTAGCACTTACTACTACACCAATGATTGCCGCAGACGCTACTAGACTACCGAGAGGCATCAAACTTGAAGTTCGTCCCGGTAAGACTATCCTTACTAATGGAGACCCAAGGCAAGCACTTATGCCTCTAACTCTAGGTTCAACAGACCAAAATACTTACAATCAGGTTGCTTCATTGCAAAATATGATTCAGATGGGTACTGGTTCTGCGGATATGGGTGTTCCGGATAGAGCTACATCTAGTGGTATGTCAATGGTTCAGTCTGCGAGCATTAAGAGACAGAAACGTACTCTAATGAACTTCCAAAATACATTCCTCATACCTATGATTAACAAGAGTATGTGGAGAAAAATACAATTTGATGTAGACAGATATCCTGTTACTGATTATAAGTTCGTACCATACTCTACTATGGGTATTATGGCTAAAGAGCTTGAAATGCAACAAATGGTTCAAATGCTCCAGTCAATTCCGAAAGATTCTCCTGCTTTCAATGTCTTGTTATTAGCTGTCTTTCAGAACTCTAGTATCCATAATAGAGACCAAGTGGTACAATCACTTATGCAAGGTTTCCAACCTAATCCTGAAGAGCAGCAGATGCAACAAATGGCTCAACAGTTACAAATGCAGCAATTACAGGCTGATATACAGAAGACATTAGCAGAGGCACAGGAAGAACAAGCTAGAGCTATGAAGCACCAAGCAGACGCAGGGTCATCACAGCCACAAAATGAATTAGACGTACAAGAAAGAATTATGGGTCTACAGAAGAAAATGATGGAACTAGAAAAAATGAAAGCTGATATAGAAAAGCAGTATTCAGAGACAGCTAGAAACATACCTGAAGTAGAACATCTTAAATCGGAGACAGCTTTAAATTATGCCAACGCACTTAGACGCAACGACTAAAGAATATTATAAAGCTAGACAAAATTTAGTAGAACAAGACGGATGGATAGACTTAGTTGAAGAACTAAAAAATCTTGAATCCATTTATAACAAATTAGACTCAATAGAGTCTGAGAAAGACCTTTGGTTTGCTAAGGGTCAGTTGTCAGTTTTAAGACAAGTAATTGCCTTAGAAGAAACAACTAAACAAGCGGCAGAAGAACTAGAAATCTAGCCCTGCCATTTTTAACTTCATAACCCTATGGGGCGGAGAACAACAATTATGAGTAATATAGTAGTGGACGCTGATTCGCAAGAATCGCAAGTAGAAGAACCTAACGTAGAAATTTCTAATATAGAAGATAGTACGATAACAAACGATGTAGAGGTAGCAGAAGCATCAGAAGTAACAGATATAGAAGCCAGTACGGATAATGTAGAAGTTGCAGAAGAGTTAAGCATACCCTCTAAGTTTGCCGGAAAATCGACAGAAGAAATTATAGATAGTTATACTAACCTCGAAAAAGAACTAGGTCGTAAGGCACAGGAAGTTGGAGAGCTAAGAAAATTATCAGATAGTTTCCTACAAGCTGAGGTAGCGAGAACAAAGCAAAATCCACAAGATAACACTCCATTAGAAACTAAAGATAATGATGATACTGATTTCTTTGATGACCCTAATAAGGCTGTCAATAGAATGATTGAGAATCACCCTAAGTTTCAAGAGTTTCAACAGTTTCAAGCTCAACAAGCACAGGCTGGAGCTAAAGCTAGATTGGAGCAAACACATCCTGATTTTACTGATGTCGTACAAGACAAGGCATTTCAGGAATGGGTACAAGATAGCCCGATTCGTATGCAGATGTTTCAAGCAGCCGATTCTTATAATTTTGATGCCGCTAACGAATTATTGTCCAACTGGAAAGATAGGTCGATGATTAGTAAGACTCAAGAAGTCAAACAGGCAGCAGAAACAAATAGGAAGGATGCTCTTAAAGCAGCAAGCACGGAATCAAGGTCATCTTCAGGCTCAAACGCAGGAGGAAAGACATATAGAAGAGCTGACCTCATACGTTTAAAAATGGAAGACCCAAGTCGATATGAAGCACTAGAAGACGATATCTATGCTGCATATGCTGACGGTAGGGTTGTTTAATAAAAGCTAATATAACTTATAGGAGTTAATTAAAATGGCAAATATGACAGTTACGACTGCAGCCAAGTTTATTCCAAAACTATGGAGTGACGAGGTAATAGCAACGTATAAAGCAAACTTAGTTGCGGCTAATCTAGTCCGCAATCTAAACCACGTAGGAAAAAAAGGCGACACTATTCACATCCCAACACCGGGACGTAATGCTGCAAGTGCGAAAGTTAAAGACACAGCAGTTACGCTTGTAACAGATACTGCAGTACACACAGATGTAGTAATCAACAAGCACTTTGAATGGTCGACACAAATTGAAGATATTGCAGAACTTCAGGCATTAAATTCAATGAGGCGTTTCTACACCGATGATGCTGGCTACGCTTTGGCGAAGCAAGTTGATTCTCAATTAGTTACTGATATGGATGGTGCAGCAGCACTAACTGGCGGTAACGCAGTAATTGCAAGTGTAACAGATTGGGACACAGCAATTCTAACTGCAATTGAAAACCTTAATGATGCTAATGTTCCGGTAAATGACCGTTCTATCATTGTAACGCCTTCTTGTATGACGGCACTTATGAAAGAAGAGCGTTTTACAGAACAAGCCTTTATCGGTAACGGTAATGCAATTAAGACTGGTAAAATTGGTATGATTTACGGAGTAGATGTTTATATGTCTACACAAGTAGGTACTGGTAATACTGAAAAAGCATTCTTGTTCCAAAAAGATGCTTTGGTACTAGCTACACAACAAAACATCCGTACACAGACTCAGTATGTACAATCTCAACTAGCAGATTTGTTCACGGCTGATACTGTTTATGGAACTAAAGTTGTACGTCCGGGTTCAATCCAAGAGATGACATCGTAGTTTTAACCACGAAGCTCTCCTCGAAAGGGGAGAGTTTCATATTAAACCTAGGAGATTTGTATGAAAAAGAGTAGAAAGAGAAGGATTTACCCAACTAGAAAACAGAGGTTATTTCTTGCAGTATTACGCATACGTCAGAGGATTACATAATGAGTATTGATAGAGGACACGGAATTGCAACATCATCAGTATTAGCTGATAGTTATGACTTAGATGCTCTAATTGCAGATACTGAGGCAGCCAAAGTTGCCGCCCAGACAGCCAAAACTAACGCAGAGACAGCAGAAACTAACGCAGCCACAAGTGCTACAGCTTCAGCCACAAGTGCTACAGCCTCAGCTACAAGTGCTACAGCTTCAGCAGCGAGTGCTGCTAGTATAACAGGAGATGCAGCAGCCGCCGCAGCTAGTGCCACAGCAGCAGCTAATAGTGCCACGGCAGCCGCTACTTCTAAGACGGGTGCAGATACAGCCAAAACTGGAGCAGATACAGCTAAGACAGCAGCAGAGGCAGCTAAAACTGCAGCAGAGACCGCAGAAGCAGCAGCTTTAGTATCTAAGAACGCAGCAGCAACAAGTGCTAGTGGTGCTTCTACTTCAGCTTCTACTGCTACAACTCAAGCGTCTACGGCTACAACTAAAGCCTCAGAAGCGTCTACATCAGCTACTAACGCAGCATCAAGTGCTACAGCAGCAGCCTCTAGTGCAACATCTTCTGCTAGTTCAGCAACATCAGCATCAGGTAGTGCTACAACAGCAACTACTAAAGCAGGGGAAGCGTCTACTTCAGCAAGCACAGCAACAACTAAGGCTAGTGAAGCCGCTACATCAGCAACAGCTTCTGCTAGTTCAGCAACAGCCGCAGCAGCTAGTGCGACAGCCGCAGCAGCAACTAAAGACTCAATAGATGAATTTTATCTAGGAGCTCAAAGTTCTAATCCTACAGTAGACAATAATGGTGATGCAGTTACAACGGGTGACTGGTACTTTAATACTTCTTCAAACGAAACTAGAATTTATAATGGCTCTGCTTGGCAAGTAACAGTCATATCAACTTCAGGTTTAGTTAGTAAGACATCAGCCACAGGTTCAGCAGAGTTACCGGCAGGTACAACAGGTCAGCGAGATGGCTCACCTTCTGCTGGTTTTATGAGATTTAACACGACAGATACTAGTGCTGAGATTTACGATGGTTCAGCTTGGAGTCCAGTAGGCGGTGGCAATACGACAGACAAAGGTTTGTACGAACACGCACACACCATAGCAGCTAACTATAGCATAACAAGTGGCAACAACGCTATGACTGCTGGTCCGATTACAATTAACTCAGGAGTGTCAGTTACCGTTCCAACGGGCAGCACTTGGATAGTAGCATAGGAGACTTATGGCAAAAGTAAAAATACAAGGACACGCTTCAGGCACAGGAGTTATAACTCTAACTGCCCCGAATACAAATACAGACAGAACAATAACACTTCCTGATGAAAGTATTACTCTTAGTGCTGGTGCTAGTTCTCTTAACGGATTAAGTGATGCTACAGTTTATAACACTACAACAATAGGACTAGGTAGCGGTGCATTAGATAGTATGTCTAGTGGCAATGGTAGAAATACTGCTGTTGGATATAACGCACTTACTGCAAACACTTCAGGATATAACAACACAGCAGTAGGACATTTAGCTGGTACAGCAATCACAGATGGTTATCAAAATACTTTACTTGGAGATAGAACAGGTACAGCACTTACGACAGGAGATAACAATACTGCTATTGGACAACACGCATTAAAGACATCAACTACTGGCGAAAACGATACAGCTATAGGATTTGATGCCTTACAGGGAAAAACAACAGGCAATGGTCGTAATGTTGCAGTTGGTGCGGGTTCTATGTATACAACAACGACTGGCTATCAAAATGTAGGTATTGGATATAATTCATTAAGAGCGCATACAACTGGTTATATGAATACAGCTGTAGGTAATGATTCATTATTTAGCGTTACAACAGGATATGAAAACGCAGCATTAGGTCACAATGCTTTGTATTTCAGCACAGCTAATCACAACACAGCTATGGGAGCGTATTCGGGTAACTCTACTACTACAGGCGCTCGTAACACATTTATTGGTTCTAATGCTGGTAGAGCTAACACTACAGCTTCTAACAATACAGCAGTAGGGCGTAATGCTTTAACAACCAACACTACAGGCTCTGATAATGTTGCAATAGGTAAAAGTGCTTTACTTTCAAATACTACAGGTTCAACGCTTACAGCACTTGGTACAAACACTTTAGAATCTAACACAACTGGTTCTAGTAATACAGGTCTTGGACAAGGTGCTTTAAACGCTAATACTACTGGTTCGGAAGCAACTGCGGTAGGAAGAAATGCTTTAATAAATCAAACTACAGCTACAAATAATGTGGCTCTTGGTTATGATTGTATGA